CATAGTTGAACCGGAGTGCCTTATTCTGGTCATCAGAAGGCAAACCGTCCGTATAGTGGACACCGCCCCTAGTGTTGTACGACGTTTGCTTATAAACATCACCAGTGCGCGCGGTCAGTTCAGCTTCCAGACCGTCATCCTCTTGACGCCCTACAGTTACGAAGGTCACAATGTTGTTGTCATCGAGTTTGGCAAAGTGGCTCATGAGATGGTCACCGTTTCTGAGGTTGTGCTAGTAGCTGTCACAGTGTAAACCCTGTTCAAACCAACGACGGCGTTCGTCTGTGTGACACCGCCAGAAAATGTTGCGGTTGCTTGGATTGGCAAAGTGAAGATGACAACACCGGAACCGCCAGAACCGCCAGTGCCACCATTCGGGCAACCACCACCACCACCACCAGTGTTCACCGTACCCGCCGAACCTGTAGCGCCACTACCGCCACCACCAAGCCCAGGTGTCCCACCTGAAGCATATATTCCACCACCGCCACCGCCCGCTCGATACACCGATGAGCCTGTAATACTCGAAGCAACACCGTTACCCCCAGCACCACCAGTGTTTGTGGCACCGACACTACCCGCAGCACCGGCACCACCGCCACCGCCAGAACCGTCAGTGTTTGCCCCGCCACCACCGCCACCAGCGTAACCTTGCCCTGTGGTACCTGCTGCACCAGCGCCCACGTTTGCGCCACCACCACCGGAACCACCAGAAGAAGCAGTCGGCCTACCACCGCGACCACCACCGAGCGAAACAACGGCGTTGAAAACTGAGTCGGCACCGTTAGCATAAGAAGCCCCACCAGGACCACCAGCACCCACAGTTACGGTATAGACACCAGGACTTAAGCTTAACGCCGTCTCAGCGGAAGCCCCGCCACCAGAAGACTCACCAGAAACATTAGAACGATAACCACCAGCACCAGACCCACCACCGGCGTTCTCGCCTGGAGTGTTTTCCTCATTAGGTGAACCGCCACCGCCCGCAATAACAAGATAGGTGCAAGCATAAGGTGGTGCACCAAAAGTCGTAGACATATTCCGGTACTTAGCAAAGTCCCTTATGGAACTGTTTGCCATAGAAGTAACAGCCATTAGTTACCCCCTTAGACGGTTACTTCAGCACCGAAAGCGTTGATGGACAACTCCGAAGCCGTCCCAGCCGCGGCGACACTGAGAACGTCAGTGGCCTCCATCGTGATGCCGAGGGTCAGAGTCGTGGAGTCATTCGCGGCGACGGGCACGTCGTAGGCCAGATAGTGCTTGTCACTGATCGCGTCACCAGTGGTCCTCAAGGCCAGACGGAAAGTGTCAGCCGAGGATGCACGGTTCGCAATCACCACAGTGCTGATGACAGTGTCAGTTGCAGACGGGCAGGTGTACAGTGTGGTCAGCGTGGACGATGTCAGGTCCAACTGTCCAAGTGTCTTATATGAGGTTGCCATGTTTCCTTGTTTCTCCTATGCGCCCATGAGCAGGAAGTTCTGCTCAAAGCCTATATCAGCACCACCGGCGCTCACCCAGGAACTGCCGGTGTAGTACTCGAACGCGTCAGTGTCTTTCAGGAACCTGAACTGTCCTTCCTGAGGTGACGCGATTGCTGATCCAGCCGTGGCCGAGTTTGCGAACACAGGGATCACCTGAGCCTGGAGGTAGGTGTTAACTTCCTCAGCCGTAAGAACAGCACCGGCCGAGAATGTTTTGACGCCCGCTGGAACGGCCACAGATAACTCCTTAGAACGCTAGATGGTCTGTGTCTAGGATACCAAACAGGGCGTCATCCAACACAAGGAACGTCCAGTCAAGTGAGGTCACACCGATACTAACCTCATGCCTGTTCTGGTCTATCTTGTGGTCGATTTTGATGATCTGACCGAACTGTTCGATAGGCGAACCCAGCCCGTTGGGAGTGAACACAAATTTCGTTATGTCACCCAGTTCGAGTCCGAGTATGGTGGCCTTGTCAGACGTGCCCAGGTTTCTCAGATTGATGATGACTTTCTCAATACGGTACTCAGGTGTCCCATACTTCTGTACCGTGAAGTTGGCTAAGTTTCCGGCCTGCTCAACCGTCGACAGAAGGGTATTGATGCTGGTCGAGGTGACACCGAACGTAGTCCTCGAACCCTGGTTCAGTGCCGTAGCGTTCCCTACCGGTGTTTCCACAGTCGCCGTGTTGAATAGCAACTCAGTACCATAGGACACCTCCACACGGGTGTACTGGATACCACTGCCATCGTCAGCGAACGTGGTGAACGTGTCTGATGTGGGTGTGGCGTCAAGGCGATCACGGAAGAACAACTGACCGTTCTTGCCCACGAACAGTTGACCGTTCTCGGAGGCCTCTACTTTCTGCAGATACTCCAGCGCGTTACCACTAGCGTCGAACACGTCAGCACCTAGCGTGGAAACGCCTGTGTCAATGTTGCGATTAGCCTCAGGCCAGTTCACTGACTCCATGTCAAGAACAGCGCTCACACGGGCACCTGTGGCTTCTGGCGTGGCAGTCCCAGCCGTCAGTGTCTGTCGTGCCAGTAGACCCATTTCGTCAGTCGCCACGAATGATGCTTTCGATCTACTGTCAGGGTCATAGTCGAAGTTGTAGTCCTGGATTACACCGATGAATTGTTGGATGCCGTCGACCGTAACCTTCACCTTACGTCGAGGGATAATGTCGCCATACAGTGGTGACGATGTGTAGTTAGGATCAAACTTTCTGTCTTCGTTGTTCAGTGTGATCGCGAACCGGCCAGGTGTGAACCGGTCTAGTTCACGGTTCTTCCCACGGGCAATCGAGGCGTTTATGAGCGCTGATGATATGTCACGGAACACCTCACCACCTAACTCTGACGTATCCAGCACACCGTACACAGGATCATCCAGGATGAAGCCTTCTGTAGCACTAATTTCGACAATAGTCGCCATGACTACTGCCTAGCCGACTGGAAAACTGGGGCCGCATAGCGGTCATACTGGAGAAGAATCGAGTAGATTTCGTCACCCAACTGTGTGGGATCAGTACCCATTCCAGCGTTCACCGTGATTTCATACTTGCGCTGATCAGCACCCTGACCAGAACGGAACTGAGTCATACCGTTATAGTCGAA